CTTATAGATCCGTATTCGTCAAAGATGTTTTTAACGTCTTCTATAATGACACCCATAAAACCTTTAAATTTATCGTCTACTTCTTCGTCTAAATACTTGTCTAACAACGGAGCCATATCACTACCTTTGGTTTCACCGTTTTCAGAAACAAAGTCTCTTAATTTACTTACCTCGTCTATAACTCCTGGTGTTAACTCCATTATAGATAACTTGTTTTCAGGATTTAAATCTAAAGCTTCTGTTACCCTAGCTAAGTAGTTATCTACTTTTTGATGTCCTTGAAGTTCGTTGATGTTTTCTGTTTTTTCTAAATTTTTAGAATCTTCAAGATGGTCTATAACATAATGTCTAGATAGTGTTACTGCTAAAGCGTTTATCAGCCCTGTTTTTCTAGTACCTTGCGTAGAACGCCCAACGTTTTCACCAAAGAAAAAGTCTAAAAACTCTTCTTTAGTTATATCTTTTCTTTTAAATAATCTATTATTGTCTGGTCTTACTTGTCTACCTTGCTCGTCTAGTACGGGCTCTATAAACGCTTGGAAGCTCTTATTTAATATAGACTGAGGTATGGCATCATAAATAGCTTTCCAAACTTCTATAACGTTTCCACCTTTATCTGTATAATTAGATTCTAAGAAAGCTTTAAATTTAGCGGCAGATCTACCACCCATTAATTCTCGTATAACACCGTTAAGCTCTGCTCTAACAGCATCGTTAACTACTGTTTTAAATTTTAAAGAAGTTACTGCTGGAAGTTTTGTACCAAAAGTTTTCTCTACAGCTTCTCTTATTTTTTCTTTAATACGCTCTTCTACTCCTAAGACAGTGGCTAATTGTAAGTCTATTTGATTATCTATGAAGAAGTCAAAATCCATGTTACCATCTTCGTCGATCATCTTTGTTGTTTTTTCTGTGATCTCGGGTTCAAACTCTTGTTTTAAAACGTCAACGGCTATTTGTTTTATTCTCTCCGGCCAAAATTTGTTCAAGAACATAGATAGAGTTGCTTCTTTTTCTGTTGTTTTAGAGTCTTTTTGTTTTTTGTGCTTAGCGTTATATTCTTTGGTTATCATCTCCATTAAACCTCTCTTCTCTGTTACAAACGCATTTGCTAGTTCGTTGTAATCAAAACTAGGAAAGCCTCGGTATTTTCTAATAGCTCTATCTAACATGCTGTTCGGTATAACATCAAATGCTCCAGTGTCATAGTTATACACGCCCCCGTATAAAGATATTATATCTACAGTTCCGTTTACACCGTCTTTAGCCCATATAGCGTCAACTTCACTAGCTAAATTTTCCATTATAGACATCATAACAACGTGATCGTCCTCTTTTGTTTTAACTTCTTTTTCTTCCTCAGGATCGAGTATAACTTTTAATTTCCCTGCATTTATCTTTCTTTGTAAAGACTCTAGGTAAGTTACTATATCTTCTGGTCTTTTAAATAAATTACCAAAACCATAATCAAGACCAACAAACTCAGCCAATCCTTGGAAGAAAGATCTTACGTGGAACATAGCGTTAATATCTGTCTTAGTAATATATCCAGTGGCTAACAAATCAGAGAGCAACATAACAAACTCCTCGTAGTCGTCTTGATTATTGTTTTCTTTTTTATATTTAGCAATTCTATTTCTTACCAACTCCATTTCTTTATTGGTAAGTTTTCCTTGCAAGTATCTATCTAACTCTTCTAAAGACTCTCTTAAAGATTCGTTTAAAATTCTTTTCTTTTTGATTTTATCTGCCTCTAAAGACGTGCTTTCAACTTCTTCTACTGCTTCGATTCCCTCTTCGGTTTCTGTTACGTCAAAATCGTATTCATACGTGACTAATCCTTTTTTAAACAAATAATAATGTATATACTCGTGAAGAGCAGCGACAGTCGCATAAGCAGCGTTCATTCTTCTCGCGGTAGGAAATAATGATAATTCAGGAGCGAACTCGAACTTTATAGCGTTTAATTGGTTGTTTGTAAACACATATATACTATTCCCTTCGTTTACAGCAAAACTTTTGGTGATACCATTTATTATTACGTTAGCATCTTTTGGAAACCTTTTTCTTATAGCGGCCTTATCTTTTTCAGTAAGCTCATATATTTTGTTTCCATCTTTGTCAAACTTACCTAAATGGACAATTTTATAATCTAACTCATAGTAGTTAAGATCTTCATCTTGTTCTGCCATTGCTTTTATGGCTCTATTGTAAAACTTAGTTAAACCCCAATTATAAGCAGCTACACCTGGGTTAGCGGCGTCTTTAGTGTCCTCTATAGTTTTATCGCTTTCTTTGTTTAGTATCTTATCTTTTTTGTTTTGCAACTCTGTTATTTCCTGTACTAACTTGTCCCTAAGTTTTTTATCTGGTCCAAAAGCTTCTGCCATAGAACTAAGTCTACTTACTCTCTCATCTATTTGTCTCTGTATTGAAAAAGCTTCTTTCATCTCCTCCATAGTCAATTCGTCTAACTCGGATAGATTCATGAAGTTTATCATATTAGACTCCTCAAGCACCTCGCTTATTCTTTTGTTTATTTCTTCAAGCTCCGCTAGTCTGCTTCCGCTTTCGTCTTCCATGATCTCTTTCTTCGTTTCTAAAAGACCGTGCAATTCTTTAGCTAGTTCTCTTTGCTTAGCTCTTGATCTTTGCGTACTAACAGCATCGTTAAAAACATTTAAACTTTGTCTTACTGTTCCAGGTCCCTGTATAACCAAAGTAGTCCAAACGGTATTATCCCACCATCTTCTTTCATCTAAACCTTTAAACAAACTAATGTCGTCTCCTAAATAGTACTTATCCCATCCGTTGTGAAGTATTTCAACTAATACTTCTTGAGAAACATTAGACATATGGTTAACAACATTGAGAGAAACTAGATTACCAAGACCAGCTCCTCCAGCTAATCTTCTGTTGTTAAATCTACGTAAACGTCTTAAAAAGAAACCATATCCAAGAGTATACTCCGTTAACACCTCTGTGAGGCCCTTGTAGATTCCCGATGCGTAAATATCAAACTCTGACAGATTGCTCATTCTATCAGCTTCATTCATCAAGTTTCCATAGTAGAACTTATCTTCCTCTGTCTCTGCTAAATTATAAGCAGCTTTATAAAAGTCAATATATTTTTTTGCTTCATTCCTCCTGTTTTCTAGTTTAAAAACTTCATTTCCATATCCTGTAGCAAAAAATGGAATAAGCCAACTAGCAGTAGTACCGCCAGTTAACGCGCTGAACGATATAATAGATAGCGTGGGCGCGGCGTCAGCAAAAAGTCTACCTTGTATTCTAGTATCCCACGTAAACAAATTACTAAAAAACGATCCTCTAAAGGTAGTGTTATCAAAATCTACGTTAAAAGTGTTGCTAGGCCTAAAAGCGTGGACTAAGTTACCATTAATATCCACTCGCGTTCCTAGGTTGTTGTGCTTAGTTATTTGTTGTGTTCTATCAAGAAGCAAGACGTCTCTAACTAGCATACCTAAAGGATATAAAATACCTTTCTCGATGTTGTGTATCGCTAGATCCCAGTCGTTATAATTAGTACCAGCGATTCTACGTATAGGTTCTTGTTTGTCTGTTATTTCACATATTTCTACTAAAGTTTCTATTTCAACTTCTAGTAAGTTTTTTAAATATTTTAGTCTTTTGTGTAAATCATTAATACCAGTTTCTTCCATAGCCTCATCTATAGCTTGAGCTTCCAGTATAATGTCGTTATATTTTCTTATATCCTCTTTAGTGGTTGGCGTGGTTGGATAAGAAGCTAACATGTCCATTAACTCTCCTAGTCTATCTGTCAGCTCCTTTGGAACACTAGACAAATACTTTTCCATTTCTTTTTCTGCGGCTTTTTCAATCTGCTCTATTCTCTTAAACGCATCCTTGATATGCTTGTTGAGCTTTCTAGTGGTGTAATTAGTAACACGATTAATATCATAAGAACTAAGCTCGGCAAACGGCTTGTAAAAACTATGTCTAGCTCTCAAGTCAGCCTCTACACTTTTTCTGCTCTCAGGGTTCATGTTTATTCTAGGCTCATAATATACACCTTTATAAGTCGTAGGTTGCAGAAGATGCTTACCTGTTAGTTTTCTATAGGTATCCTCATCTTTTATTCTTTCTTGCTCCCATTCGTTGTACAAATTAAAACCAGTAACATTGTACATAGATTTTTGGTAATCTAATATCTCTGTAGGCGTTAATTTCTCGTTAAACAAATGTACCATTTGCGTGTTGTATTTCCTTTGAAAGTCCTCAATACCGAACCAATTAGTTGGAGTATGGTCTTCGTTTATGTCAAAAGTACTAAGCTTCATCCAGCCTTGAGGATCAACATAACCATCTACTTGAGATTTTTTAGCAACCCAATTTAAATAATTTTTATAAGCCTTAGTTTTGTCCTCTCCTATAAACTTTATTAATTCTCCGTAGTATTTATCGCTCCCTCTAAGTAAGTCGCTGTCTTCCAGATCTACATCAGTTCCATTCCAAATTTCGTAACCTTGCTCCTCTGCGTATTTTTCAAAATTCTCTATGGTATCTGTCCAATAAGTCTCACCCATCTTTTCCAGCATTTTAGAGTCAGTGTCTATTGTTTGAGAAAATATATCTTTTACTAAATTTAAATTAGCCTGTGCAGGAGTTATAACAATTTGTTTATCATTTACTTCTACCTCCGGGAAATCAACGTTGTATATATATGTTTCTTGATTACTTCTACCGTTGTTTATATTTCCTATCGCGTCTCCACCGTAATTAGTAGCCTCAAATATTTGTGGGATTAATTTTAAATCTCTAAACTGTTTGTTTTTAAATAATTCTAATTCTTGTTTAAGCCCATCTAATTCTTCCTTTATATCACCCTTCATCTTGGTATTTACTTGACCAAAACCTTTTTCTTCAGAGATATCGTACTGATTTTGAAGCTGCGTGATTCTAGATTCTATGTTAGTTACTATAGATTCGAACTGACCATCACCACCTTCTTCTTCAGGTATCAACGGGTTGTAAGACACTTCAATATCTGCTTTGTTTTCAACCTCTCTCAAATATTTTTCTACTTCAGATATTTCAAATTTGTTTAAATCTTTAAAAAACTCACCTGTAACCCTTCCTTTTTCTTTATTAACACGCTCCATGATTTCGTTGTTTACAAAATCATTGTCTGGTAAAGTGTCTGTTTTTTCGTACTGCTCGTACTCCTTCCAAAGTTTTTTAATATCTTTCTTAGTATAGCCCTGCTCGTTTTTATAATAATCAAAAAACGCCTTTTTAAAAGGTATTTGTCTTTCAAGACCTTCTTCTTCTAAAAACTCATCTGACAAATGGGATAGGTCAAAACCTTGTCTTCTTTTAATTTGATTTATCTGAAAGTACGAATCTGCGGTTGTTTTCTTAGAGGACTCTGTAATTGCGTCTATATCAATATTGTTGTATAACTCTTTTAAACGTACCACATTGTCTTGTAGTTCTGTTGACACGTTCATTGGTCCTAATATAGATTTTACTTTATCTTTAAATCTACGTTTCTTTGTTTCGTTTTCTTTAGTTAAGTCGGTTACTTTAATCTCCTCAACATCAGTCTCCATCGCCGGTTCTTCTAAAGCAGGCACTTCAGTTTTAGTTTTTGGCTCTACTGTTTCAACTTCGTCTATGTCTTCAGAAGGAGATTTGAACACTTTGTTATTATCGATTTTTTCGATATTATCGTGCTCAGATATAACAGAAGCTATTTCCTCTTCTGATCTACCATCTTCTATCATAGATTGTACTATTTCTTCTAAAGCCATATTAAATTTTATTTTCTATATTTGTTTATTAAGTCACCAGCAGACAAACCTTGGCTTGTAAACTTAGAAGTTTCCATTCCAATTCTTTCTTTAGCCATGTTGACTAATCCGTTTTTAACTAGATCTTCTATAAGGTCTATATTGAATCTTTCGCTTTCAGGCATAATTTGATCTAAGTCCATCATAACGCCATTTTCTTCAGCTTGTTTTTCTAATTTATCAAATAATCCAAAGTCGTAAAACCAAGAAAGTAAACTTTCTTTACCTTCGGTTACGCCTTCAATAACAGCTTCCAAAGCTCCCTCAGAAATCTTACCTCCTTCTTTGTTTGTTTTTTTCATATCTTCTATGAAACTATCCCACACTTTGTATCCTTGGAAGTTTTTAGCAAAAACATTTCTATCTAAATCTTTAACCGTCCAAACATCCTCTATACCATCTGCTTTAAAATACATGTCTCCCTCTTCTGATATACTCATGTTTATTTTATCAGATCCCATATATGTCAAATCGTACTTACGTTGATCTCCCTTGTGGCTTCCTTTTGATATTAAATTATTAAAGCTTGATTTTTCAAATTGACTAGACTTATTCATGTCTACCCATCCTCCATACTTAGTATTCATCGATCCTAAATTACCAACTAAATTTTTAACGTTATCCATCCACTGATCTTTAAACTCTATTTGACCATCGTTGAGTGCGTTAATCATATTTTCTTTTGCTTTTTTTAAATAGTTCCTAACAGTTGCCTTGTGCTTAGGGTTTTTTAAAACATCAATTTGATTAGTTGACGCAGAGCCAAAAGTAGAGTTTGCTACATGATTTTTTTTCATATCATTTAGCTTTTCCTCTGGCAAAGAGCCCCAAGTATCATATATAGTGCTTCCTACCGCCCCTTGTCTCACGTATGGCAAATCTCCAACCTGCCTCCTCTGCTGCATAGGGCTAGAAGTAGGTATATAGCTTTCTCGCGTTCTTGACTTTAAAGCAGAGTATTTTTTAAAAGCAGTTCCTTTTTTCTTACGCGGAGAAACAGGTTTTTCTTTCTTTTGCTCTGCGACTAATCGTCTATACATCTTTGGGTCCATACCTCTACTTCTTAAATAACTATCAGAGTAAGGAGGCCCAATTTCCAAAGGTTCTTGTGATGTAATTTTTTTACCTTTTTCTCTTTGTGGTAAAGCGCTTTTTTTCTTTCCGTCTCCATATATTTCATTCCAAAGAACCCAGTCTGGATTAATAATAAACTTAGAGCTTTCACTGTCCATTATAACTCGCCTTGGCTCTTTACTTGGTACTTTATTTTCTTTCTTTTCTGGTTTTTTAGTAGTGTTGTTATCGCTTGGCTTTTCCTCTTCTTCTTGTTTCATTCTTTCGCCCATTATAACCTTAGCAACGTCTTCTACGGCTCCTCCCCAATCAATAGGATCTACCATAGTACTACCAGCCCCACCGGAATACTTATACGTTTCGGCAGACTGTCTTATTAAAGCTTCGTTTACTTTTAGTGCGGAACTATTATTTTTTTTGGCCATATTACTTATTTTTTTTCATGTTCTTGTAAAAAGTAGGTCCATGCATTTTGAAGCCACTTTTACCAACACCTCCTTTCATAGTAAAAGCAGAAGTTATTCCAGCTCCTATATCGCTTATACCTTCGGAAACTTGGTCTCTAGCTCTTTGTCTAGCGTCATCAGCTCCAATTTTTCTTCTTTGAGCTAATCCCATCATAGTTTCTGTTTTATCTAAAGACCTATCTTGTTCTAACATTCTACCGTATCTTTCTTTACTCTGTATTTTAGACGCTTCTTTAGCTGCTAATTGCTGGTTCGCTGCTTCTTGTTGACCAATAGAAGCTGACGCCCTAGCCGCTTGTTGAGAACCTTGGTTTGCCATTGCTTGCGCTAAACCAGCAACTCCACTTCCTCCAGCCGACCCTTGCATACTTTGTAATATGTTGGCTTGGTTTTGTTGATTTTGCTGTGCCTCAAATTCTGCTTGTTGGGTGTTCACAGTTAGATCTTCAAAAGCATTTTCCATATTAGCATAAGGATTACTAACGTCAGCTCCTTCTAAATCTACTTTACGCCTAGCTAATTCGTTGTTAGCTTGCCTTTGTTCTTCTATTCTAGCTTTTCTACCTTGGTTTGCTGCTACAATTTTTGTAATTCCAGAAGCCGCGGCCATACCTACCATTATCCAACTCATAATTATTTATTTTAAATTTCCTTTATTTTTTAACAACTCAACAGTTTCTAAAGATATTTCTTTGTCGGTAAAATCTTTAGCTATTACTTCGTTTTCTATATCTTTTAAATCTGTACTATCTGTAACGTGGACCGTTATAAACCTGCAATCCGTATGTGTATATATAACTCTTTTAGTGCCAGCAAGAGTTATACCGTTATGAGGTGCTTTTAAATTAACAACACCGTCTTCAGTTAAAATAGACATCTCTCCTTCGACTAAAAAGTACGGATGTGTTTTTTTATGTATTTTAGTGATTATTAATTCGTCAGCTGGGTTAAATATTTCTCTAACGTAACAACCATCAGCAAAAGAATGTTTTACTGGGTTAAGTTTTTCTAATTCTTCTCCAGTTAAAGCTCCTTCTATATTTTTTAACTGATTCTCAAATTCAACAATTTTGTCTCTATAATCTTGTTTTCTTCTAATTATCTCACCAGCTTCCCAAGCCTCTTCAAACGTAAAACTATGTTTTATATCTAGCTTTTCCGTCATTTCTACAAATTGTTTTCTTGACTCTTCTTTTGTTAGTGGGTTTTTATTTATCTGATCATTTATATCTTTCATTTCCATACGACTAAATTAAATTTATATCAATATAGTCACAGTTTTTAGTGTTTATTTACTACTTTCAAAGTAGTTGGCCGATACAGAAAACAACTCTCCAGCTTCATTAGGGTCGTCATTAACTAATTTTATTTTAGCGAAATACCCTAAAAGACTAGACATGTTGGCAGAGTTATCCTTGCTGAACATTATAAAATCAGAAGTCGAAGGTGGCGCTGTCGACGAGTCTATATTGCAAACTATATTGTTCACTCCCACGGAAATCACAGAACCAATTCTTACTATATTCGAACTATCACCCGTGTCAAAACCACCTAATTGACTAGTGTCAACATAATACGCTATGTCGTTTATTTGAACTGAAGACTGTACTACTCCTGAAAAATTTAAAGTTATTGTTGGCATATTATCTGTATTGTACTGTTATTGTTCCATATCCTGCTTCGTCACTATCAACTCCTCCAACCGTGGCTTTGTATACGAAAGAGTCTGTTCCACCTCTTTCCATAACGTATCCTTCGTTTACTGTGTATCTTATTCTACCATTGTCCCAAGCGCTACCAGAAGCACCGTAAGCAGATAAAGTCCCATGTTCTGGTGGTTCAACTGTAGAAAGAGTCTTGCTAGCTTTATTAGTGTCTTTGTCGATAGATCTAATGTCCAAGTCTAAAAAACCAATGTCTCGATCGACGTATAGAACTATACCACTGTTCTCTGGGTCAGCAGAAGGAACAGAAGGCTTTACGGTGATAAAGTTATCAATATCAAAAAGTATAGTTGTATTAGCCGTAGGATGCTGTGTTATATTACCCGTTATTGTAGCTGTTAAAGTAGCGGTACCACTACCAGATATAGTAGGACTTAATGTAATCTGCGTGTTGTTCGTGTTACCGTCAGTTGTTGACGTTGTATTAAACTCAAAGTCACCGTAGTCATCTTCAGTAGCGCGTAAGGGCTGTCTATTTATATATATAACAGATCCATCTGCTTTTGTTATATTGCCGGTCCAAGTTGGTATTTTTCTTGTTGTTTTTATACCACCTCTAGCTACAGAAGTTATATTTGTTAATCCACTAGCTAGCGTTAAACTAGAGTCTGTCGCATCTGAAGTAAGCGTTAAAGTTTTGTTAACGTACTGATAAATAGTGAAAGAGGTAGTTACGTTTTCTTCTACTGTAGTAGCTAAATATGATATTTCATTTGTAGTTGGCGTTACCACTATGTCGTACGAGACGTCTCGTGAAGAAAGCGGGATGTTAAACAAGGTTTTGTAATAACCAGTGGAATCTATAGTTTGATCTCTTAAAGCGTTGTTCTTAGCGCTAAACTCACCGTTTTCAAAATCGTAAGTCTTTAAGTCACTACTTCTAGTTATTGTTACGGAAAAAGTAGCGGCTGATTTCGAACCTTGAACAGTTAGCGTTCTAGATCCTCCTCTGTCGCCTAGATACTCATCTGAACTTAACGTAACCTGTGTTATTTTAGGTTGAGAAGTCACGGTCATAGGTGTCGTGCCACTCATTTGTGCCCAATCAATAATATGTTGACCACAAGAAATATCGTTAGATCCTATAAACTTAACAGTAAATTCTTTAGCCACGCATCTTCTAGCTACTAGCCCGCTTGGACCCCCGAAGTTAGTTATATGAACAGAAGAAAAATTTAAAACATCTCCTGTAGACAAGGTGTTAGATTCAGACATGTATACTTTAGAATTAGCATGATCTACTTCTGTCACCCTTATGTCAGCTCCCCAAAAAGGCCAACATAGCGTAGCGTTGGTTGGACTAGGATTTTGCAATGGATCGTAAGCACAACTAATAAGAGAAGTACCTGTTACTTGCATACCTGGTATTATATCTGTAGTGTCACACTCTATAACGTTACTAGAGTTTGTAGGAGCTGTTAAAGTTTTATCTACATTGTAATCTGTAGCGGTTTCTTCTATTATATAACCACCTGAGTTAGATGCGGCCTGATTTAACACGTAAAAAGGAACTACTTCAAAACTCTTCTGAGGACCAGTCCAAAAAGTTTTCTTAAACAACGTTGTTACTACTCCAGAATCTATTGTTGCTTGACTTTGGCTAACGGTAGCTGTATCTGCTCCCGGTGTAACAGTGTATCCTCCAACGCCGTTTAATGGGCTAGTCCAAGTAGTGTTGTTAGCTAAAGAAGTTGTTGTTAACAAAGGTTCGTCAGCAACGTCCATGAAGCAAGATAAGCACTCAAGGCCTCCAGGTATACTTTGAACACCTGGTGATATAGGAGAGCCTGTTTTGGGCCAGTAATTACTTGGACACTGAGCCTCTGCCTGTACTTGGTTCGTTAAACAAATGTTTATAGATTTATTAGAAGCACGCCTAGCTTGACCGTCAATATCTACTGTTAAATCTAAGTTACCAGTAACGACAGCTTGTTGGTCTAAGTAAACGAACACCTCTACTATATTACCGGTAGTATGAGGAACCCCTGTAGTTCTAGCTACACTTGGGTTTGGTTCGTTACTATCGTAATCTCCAAACGTAACCATAGTAACTTCAGGAGACGTTACTCCTGGAACAATATCTATAGTAAAATCATTTGCCCCAACTACAAAACCAGGGTTAGGCGATATATATAGCTTTGCGGCGTTAGGAAGACTTGCTCCTGACGCTACGTTAGTTATTTGTACTTCGGATACCGTGTAATTTGTAGTTGAACTGTGTCCCATTTATTTAATTTTAATGATCGCTAGGATCGTCTTTTATTGTTATAGTGAAAGCTGTTGGACTCGGGTCTATAGGTCCTCCATTGTCGTTGTTCATAGTTATAGAAGAAGCCTTGCCGATACCTTGGAAAGAAAACTCAGACATGTCTATGTTAGTATCTGACGCCGAGTTAAAGTATGTTTTTTCTCCACGCATAGCAGCGAACCATTTCCCTTCTTTTTCTTTAAACTCTAGTTCATTACCACTTTGTAAGTCTGTTTCTATCGAGCTCGCAAACCAACCATAGTGATCAAAATTATTATAGTACTCCGCGTCAAATTGATTATTGTTGTTAATATCTGTTCCTGTAAGTACGTTTTTTGATATTCTACTTTGAGTCCCTGAATAACTAAGAGACAATAAACTTTTTACAACGTCAGGAGAACCATTAAGATAAAACTCTATTTCAGAGGCTTTTTGTTCTCCATAGAAATTGTTTCTCAAACTGTTTGTTCTATGTTCCCAAAGATAACCTGAAGAGTCGTTGGTATGATAAGTGCTGTCTGGCAAAGTATAAAATTTATTATTTAAACTTAACCCGCTGTCTATTATCCAAGATTTAAAACTAATCCACCCGTTAGTTTTGTCTGAAAAGGTAACAGTATAGCTCTCCGTTTGTTTACTGCTATTACCACTAGCTTGATTAGAGTTCAAGCCTGTTGTTTCGTCAAAAGGACCTGTTAAAGACCATTTAAAAGTATTGAAATCTTGAAAACCACTATAACCAACCAACCAATTTAAAACTACTTTATAAGTACCAGAAACAGCGTCATACGTTATGCTTTCTATAGAATAAACAGTTTCAGGTTGATGAACGTAGCTCCAGTTATTTGGAAAATTTTGAAACGCATTAACATTAGAAGCTAAACTAGGATAGTTTGCGTGTAAATAAGTTTGATACAAGTAAACGTTGTTTGCTCCATTCGTATTTAACGAGCTTATTAAAGAGTTCCAGTTTGAAGTAGAATCAAAAGCTGGAGCTAAAACATGCCCAGATGTTATTTTATCAAAGTATAAAGTTATAGGATTTGTTAGGTTTGGATTATTACCATTTGGAGATGGTATACCATGCTCTACTCCGGTTGGATGCGTTGGTGTTCCAGCCGCTATACCAGCCCAGCCTCTTTCGTGCGGCGTTATAGCTCCAACTGTTCCAGCTGCTGCTCCATTTGGATTAGCGATGTTGTTATTAAAAGCACCAGTTTCTATAGCTTTAGCCCAATTATCTACTAAGCCACCATATCTAAACCAGTTACCCAAAGCGTTTCCGCTTGAAGGAACCTCGGTTGTATTGAGCACTAGAGATGTAGTCGAAACAGTAATGTCTCTTGGATTTGAAGTTAAAGATTTTAAAGATATATTATACGAAGATTTTTTATCGTCGTAACTACCAACTATCTTCTTAGCGTGAGTTAAGTGGTCGGCGAAAAAGTCCTTCATACCATGTTCTGATATTGGCGTTAAACCATCTTTAGAAAGTCTTAAAACAACTCCTCTTGCTTTGTCTGAAAAATAAGATCTATAAGCTTGGTAAGCAAAAGATTCTGGATTTTTAGATATACCATATTCTCCAGTGTAGGGTATAACTTGCCCCAATACTTTGTTTGTCGCCGTTAAATTAGTGTTACCATCAGCGTTAAAAACCGCGTCTTTTTCTGATAATATTTTTAAAACCTTATCTTCACATAAAGCAACTATATCAGTGTCTCTAGAGTGAAGTTTTTGTATGCTACCAAATCTAGGATTTAAATCTTTAGTTATAGGTTCTGCTTGTATAAATTGATTTAGATTATTTACACCGCTAATAGAGTTATATATACCGGAGTATATTAAACCGTTTGACCTTCTTTCTTCTTTATATTGCTCTGCCAAGGTCATAGACGCTTTAGGTCCTTTATCTATCATAACCGCGTTGTAATCATCTCTAATTCTATTTGACTCAACTCCATTTCCAAACGCGTAACAATTAAACCAACTTAAAGTGTGTTTTTTGTCCCAAATTTTTCTATCTAAAATAACACCGTTTGTTCCTGACAACGCGCTTATTCTAGCTCTTGTAATACTTCCGTCGACTCTTTCAAAAGATAGAATGTCGCTTTGGTTAAGCAAAGTGTTTACATTAGAAAGCGTAACGGTGTTGTCACTCCAGTCTGTTACGGTTGTTCCTGTGGCTAATGTTGAGCTAGGGTTTTCTACAGTGACAATAGACCCGTAATTAGCAAAAGATTCGTTTGTGTCAGCGTTTAGTTCTAAAGGAAAGGCTTGACTTGATTCATAGTAAATATCTAAGTCTATATTTTCTTTTGGCTCTGTCTCCCATATTGCTGGGTTCGTGCTTGAATAAGAACCATCTTCATCATAAAACACGTCTATTATCTCTATAGTATTAGTATAGCTATTTTTAATAGTTTGTGTTAAAGCTACGTTAGCATTCCCTAATTGAGAAGATGTTAAAGCATGACTAGGTTCATTGTGCTCGATACTACCAGTATCAACGCCTGTTGAGAAGTTTCTCGTAGGATCAAACATTGCTGGAGGTAACTGTGCCCAGTTAGAATCAGGGTGCCAGTGTGGTAGTAGATTGGCGAAAGCAGGATTAGAGTAGTACTTGTCTACATTAGTGTTTGCTACACCGTTGATGCTCACCGTGGTTAACTGTGAGTCTTTTACCCAACCCTCGTCCGATGTTGTGAAGTATAGATATAGTCTACGAGACTTGTTATCGTCCTCGTCCCAGTGATTTGCGTTTCCACCAGTAAGCCAAGCATTAGCAGAGCTATAATTTAATATACCTCTACCGTTTGTGCCAGCGAATGGAGGTCCTGGATCACCAGAGTCGGCATAACCAATTACTTTGTAAATAACACCGTCTGGATCGTTCTGCCATCTAAACAGCGTTCCAACAGCTTTTAACTGATTCCAAAATGTGTATTGATTCGTGTTTATTAAACTAAAAGCTTCGGCTTCTTTATAGCTAATACCTTCTTCAAGTTTAGATACCGATATCTCCATACACGCCGCTTGCCAAGACACGTTAGTAGCTGTGCCTGAAAAATGCATACTACCTAACGTAGGCGATCCGCTCATATTCCAAGGTCTATTACCTCCAATACCATAGCCATCATCAGCAGGGAAATTACCACCAACACCAGCGTAGAAACTACTATTAAGATTAAGGCTAGGATTAAGTATGTGGTTTAAATAACCAGGTAACGGGACGGCACTTCCTTGGCCAACCAACCCTCTAGATTCTGCGTCTATAAAAAAGTCTGTTCTATTCCAAGCCTCTTGCCACCACTCGGCATCTCTACCTTGAGTATTGTTTAAATAAAAGTGGTGTTTAGCAGATTTAATAGCGAATTGAGGCTCTGAATCTAGAGTTCTAAGTATATTAGTTGACAAAGCAACGTCTTTATATATTTTAACAAAAAATCTACCATCAAACTCAGGCTTTTCTTTAAATATGTTTTTAGCTATTTCAAGTTCTAATCCCGATACTAAAGCTCCATTAGAATCTAAAAAAACGTTTAGTTCTTCTTCTAGTTTTTTGTCTAAATTAATAAGATAATAATTACCTTGAACACTTTTTTGTATACCGTTAACTTCATACCAATTACTCGAGTTAGAGGAATTCTTTATTCTTAACTTTAAATCTGTTTGCCCTATCGACTCGGCTAAACTAGAGTTTCCAAAAGCAGTTGCATCCGCGTAAAGTTGCGTGTAGTCTTCTAATGGCTCACCACCAGTTATCCAAGTCATAATAACAGATCCAAAGCTACTTATTGATTTTTTTACAAATTGAGGAGCGTTGTCTTCTATTGCTAAAACTTTGTATCTACTAGGTTCTGCTACAAAAATATCATTATCATGCTGCTTCTTCAATATTAAAAACGTATCTTCTTGCACTTTGTTTCTTTCAGAAGAAGGGAAAGAAAGCCACACGTTACCATCCTCGGCATCGTACCAACGATCCATTGCTAAATTATAGTACTCGTTAGAAGTTTCTTTAATAAAAAACTTATAAGTATCAGCCCATTTAGGCGGTTTGTTTTTAACTCTAGCGGTTAGCTTATTGTAATTATCAGCCATACCTTTTGGGACTTCTATTGTACCAACCGTAGCTTCTGTGTTATCATCTATGCTGGAAGGAGCTAAAACAGGAGTTTCTCTTCCATACTTGTCTCTATATACAATACCTAACTGATAAGTTCTAAGAGACTTAACAGATTTACCAGGCGTTTTGACTTCTAAAGCATCAACTACAGCTGATTCCAAACCACCTACCACGTCTATTTTTATTTCTTTATTATTTATATCTACTAGATTATAATTTTGCAAGTAGTTAGCATATATAATTCTATTACCACTCATTTCTTGCCCCAAGGCTTTTCTAGGAACGTTGTCCCATGGTCTTAAAAGTTGGTTAGCCGGAAGCGTAGCGTATATCATTTCTGACTCTATAAGTGTAGACCCTTTCATTAATCCACCCGATCCAGCGGCGTTCCATTCTTCATCTTCGTATAAAATAGTTTTAACGGTATATACGTTTGGAGAGTTTGATTCTTTGTAAAGTATATCTATAGCAACAACGCCTTTTGGCAATAAAGCTGGTTCTAAAACAAAGTCTTGTATTTTTAGCCTTCTTAAGTTGTTAACCATACCAAGATTATATCCTTTTTGAGGTAAGTAATCAAAAGATCCAGGCATAAAGGCTGGTTCTGAAAAAGGAGAGAAAGCTGAGTATTCCCCGTCGGTATACTTATATCTATACCCAAATCTAGGAAACTTAAACTCAAACATTGCTTTTTCTTGATCTAGCAATAAATACCAAGGTATAGGACTAGTAGCGGTAGGAGCGATTAAAGGAGTAGAAGTTATTGAAAGTACTTTAAAATCATATTGATTAAATTGCCCAGCATAAGTACCTACAACTTCTAATCTAATCTCATGTGAAGCGAAAGATGATTGCCCTTGTCCCACTAAAGAATCATTAGTAGCTAAAACAACATCTCCTTCTTTAAAAGAAACGTTAGAAACAGTTTGTTTAGCTATCAACATTTCTCCTGGAGAAACGTTAACTAAAACATTGAAGTTATTAAATTCTGTAAAGTCGTGATTAGAAAACTCCGCGTATATACCATGCACTCTATCTGCTTTAGTGTCAAACATCTTAAGATAGGGAGGTTTTAATGGGGATTTTTTTACAACTGTTATGTGAGATTCGTTTATAAAATCTTTACCTAAGCCGTAATTTATTGTCTGTAAAGAGAAAGTTGTTGGATCTTGTATTTTTAATTTAGTGTGCGTGTTTATATCTACAGTACCTTGTATACATCTATCTATTTTTATTTGTTTTGGTTCGTATTTATTGTCAGTCCAAAATAAAAAATTATCAATAACATTTATACCTGTTACGTATTCGTCTTTTTCGAAGTTTAAAACCCTCTCAGAAGTAAAGGTTACTTGGTCTCCAACGGAAGAAGGAAAGTTATTTAGAATAACATTCGTTACAACTTGCTCTAAATAAACATTATAGTTTTGACCAGAAAGTGTAATTCTAGAAACGTAAACATTGTCACTAGCGGCGTAAGTAACACCTCCTAAAGTACCTGTGACTGTCATGCCTACTCTTATATTGACAGCTTCCAAAGGCGATAAAACAACGTGGTCATTAGAACCTGCTATTAACGTCAATGGAATTTCTACGCTATAAATATCTACTAAAACAGGCTTTTCTGTTTCGTCTTCGGAGTTGTACTCTATAATAGCGTCTTTAAAATTATCTGGAGAAGATACTAAATAATATATTTTATTGGTTTTTTCGTCAGCAATAGAACCAACACAAGAACCTCTCAAGCTAGTTCCTTTAGCTGTGTTACCGACTAAAGTTTGCACGGTACCAACCTCGGAAGCTTCAGACGTAGAGGCCTCAACGTTCAAGGCGTCTCTATACTCTCCGTTAGGCACTAGCCTTTCATCAAGGTCTTTGTTCATTCGACCTTTAATAAAGTTCTGATTTAAATCCGGCATATTATTATTTTATTTGTTTAGACTTTCCTCTAAATACCTGAGTTATTTCTTCTATTTTTATATTAGAAAGTCTTAATTTAGCTTTTCTTGTCTCTGCAAATTTTTCTTTTTTAAATCTAGCAACTAAATATTCTGGCACTTGAGACCTTGTTGCTAACACAGAATGTGCTATATGTTTATACATAGCTTCTTCTGCAAATTTATGAACCTGCATTTCAGCGTCTGTTCCTAAACCGTCGCTTATGTATTTTAAGATCACAGTTTTTCCGTTAATATTAGAGCTAAAATGAATTTTTCCTGTATTTTCGTCTATAAAAAACGAGCCGTTAGACTGCGCGAACTGAGGGTCTATACCATATCTTTGTCCTTTATTGAAGTCGTAAAGATCGTCATCTTCATCGTCGCTAACATTACCAGTGTTTGTGTTTGCTAAAGAATCAGACTTGTATTTATTCCACGTGTCAGACTTGTGTCCTGTAGGGTCTTGCTCTGCTAAATCTTCAAAGTTTGAAGTAGCACTTAAATTGTAATTACTATCGTTATCTGAAAAACCTCCAGACGATTGATCAATTGCAAATGGATTTGATGTTTTAGAAGCTGGATATATAGTTCTTTCAATACCATGCTCATCTGACCAACATATCTTTACATAGTTAACGTAATCTTGCGGTAGTACCATAGTTAAAGATGGTGGTATTTCTATCTCTTGAGATTTTGTAGATTTAAAAGTATCAAAAGAAAGCTCTTGTAAGCCTCTCATAGCGTGAAACTGAACATCACTTCTTTTTATTCTACTTATTATTTTTCCTTCTCCTACATAAGCAACTATAAAGTTATTTATAATATCTTCTAAGGATATGAATTGATAAGAACCAAAATCATCTCCAGAATAATAAGCTTGTTGCGTTGTGTTTATTAATCCCATTTATTATTGTTTTTGTTGAGCTATAATTTGACCTTCTTCTGCCCCAGCTAATTGAGCTAACGCTGGTTTATTAAGCGTTATCCCTGCTAGTTCTAATATTTTTATAACTAAATGCGACTCTTCTGATGAGTGTAACATAAAGTCAGTTGTTTCGTCTACGTTATATAAAGCTTTCTCTCCTACAACTGCATAACCCCATCTAGCATCCGTACCGTTAGACCTAGTAGGAGCACTAAGTATATTGCATGATATTTCAGATGCAGTTGTCGTTAAGTTAGTTGGGTATATTTGCACTTGAGTAGCGTTGACTCTAGTGTATATTGGCCTAGTAGAATTAGGCGCTGCTAATGGCGATGCGTTTATATAAGTAGCTTCGTTCTTTCTTACTTCTTGTACTTCTACAGTTTTAGATGTAGTTACATAATTTACACTACCTAAATAATCGTGTGTTGGTAATGTTGTCAACCCGTTAGCTATAGATGCGGCCGCTTGAACAGTTTCAAAGGGCGCTAATTTTTCGTTTAACAGATCTAACTCGTTAGAGTATTCGGTATCGTTACCATGCTCAGTATGCGCTAGTCTTATATCATGTATATACTGATTATATATAGACATTTGAGCCTGATTAGCCATTAAGTTAAATTCTTGAGGCGTTATATATCCTCTTTGTTCTTTGTTGCATATTGCTAAAACTCTTTGATACACAGTATCTATACTTACCGCCATAATTTATTTTTTATTTGTAGTTTACGATCGCCCCGTAGGGCGACCGCTCTACAGTTAGATTAATTTAATCTTTTTTCTATATTTGAGTAAATCTCCATTCCTTCGTCAGTTTTAAACCAAGCGGCTAAAGCTGAGTACGGGTGTTCTTCGTAGGGAACGTTCATTAATTTTCTACCAGTGCTTTTCCACGTAAAAGTTCTTTGATCTCCTGATAGTTCAATTATCCCTGCTTCCATAGCTCTAATACCGAAGTTTCTCAACATCACGTTTTCATCAGTGACTAATTCTAAGAAAAGTTTAGGACTTCGCTTAGCAAACAACATAAGATCTCTTTTAAGTTCCTTAGAACTCATCTTAGACACCTCAGAACCTTTTTCTACACGCATAACTGCTTCTGCCATATCTACATCTAAGTTGTTAGCAGCATTCATAGCCGCAACCTCAAACTCTAGCCAGTCTAAATGATCCTCAGCGTCTCTAATAGGTTTATGTTCTTTGTAAAGACTATCTCTATGTGGATGATAAAGAGAAAGTAGTTTTTGAAGTGTTTGTTTGTTCTTAGGAACTGTCAACGATCCATCTCTAAAAATAATGTGAGAAAGTCTTTGATCTCCTTTCATCTCGTCAACAAAAGGCGTTCTTTGGTTTTCGCAATACTTCAGCTCTCTTTCATATCCTTTTTCTTCGTCAAAGTAGTATATGTTTGCAGATCTAACGCTTCTACTTATTGGATTTGTAGTACTTGTTAAAAAATAAGTTCTATCTTTTATTTCCCAAGTGTCTTTTTTTGGTGTAGGTAATGGTTTTTCCATAACCTCTGTTTCAACCTTTGGTTGTTCTACAACCTGAGTAACCTCTTCGGTTACTTCTTGTTTTTTTGTTTCTTTTTTCTTTGCCATAATATAATATATAATAAAATTAATAAATAAAAAGGCCGAGGCCGAAGCCCCGGTCTTTTAGTATAAATAAGTGCTTACTTCATTAACATAAAGTTGTTAGCACCTTGAGTAATTAAACATCTTTCAGATAAATAATGTACTTCCATCGCATCTAAGTCAGATGTTACAGCTCCAACGGAACCAGTAACCCAAGTCTTCATTCTTCTATCGTCAGTTTGAGAAGATCTATATCTAACGTGTAAGAATGGTCTCTTAAGATTCTTTCCTAGTTGTTGGTCGTACACTGAAGAAACACCAGCTGGGATAATAACCCCTCTGATAGCGTTAACAGTGTCTAATAAACCACCTCTAGTACCTTTGTCGTTTAAGTATTTGAAATCAGACTTATAGAAGTCATAAGAACCTCTTCTGAATCCAGAGAAACCTAAATTTAAAGCCATATCAGCATCGTTTTCAAACACACCGAAAGAAGCACCTCCAGCGTAACCACCGTTGATACCAGCTAACATGTCATCTATTGCTAAAGAAGTAGATCTGTTTACAAACATCATGTTTTCTTCGATAGAACCTTGTTTATCAAACTCAGCTAAAATAGCGTCAAACTCAGCTAAATCAGTAGCCCAGTTAACACCTGTAACTCCCGAAGTAATGTTACCTCTTGCTTCGATAGCAGCAAACAAACCTTGAGTTCCCCATAAGCCTTCGTTGTCAGTTCCTAAGAAGTTGTCAACACCTGTAGAACCTGAAGCAATAGTTGCATCAACTGATTCTAACATAGACATTTCTAAGTAATCTGCAAAACGAGCTCTAGTGTCTCCCTCAGCTTTTAAATACCACATGTATCCATTTTGTCCTTGCTCACCTGAAACTTCAACCCAACCAATAGCAGACGCATCAGATCCTGAGATCTCATATTTGTCTTTTAATATGATCGGCTTGTTTTTGTAAGTTTGGAACTTTGGAGTGTTAGCACCACTTCTACCGTTATCACCTTTTTTGTACTCAGATCCATAAACAAGCACTACGATAGCTGTTGAACCACCGATAGCAGTTTGTAAATCTACTCCATCGTAAGTAGCTACAGTAACTGTTGCTCCTGAAACCGTTGTTACAATTGCTCTAGCAGTTTTAGTAGCGCTAGTCATTATAACAGTGTCATTAACTCTAATACCGTGATTAGCACCTGCTGTTTGACCGTCAATGTCGTTACCAACATCAAAAGTTTCGTTTGAACCATGCGTAGTTGCATTGTAAGATAAGTGTAACCTACCTTGTTCTGACCAAATAACTTGGTCTGAGGTCATAGCCTCTTCTGCTCCAACTTGAGAAAGGAAACCTGCGATTGTTCTGTTACCGAAAACCTCAGCTTCTTTTTCCATTAAGTCAGGCAGATATTGCTGAGCCCATCCTGCTGTAGCTTCAGCTGTAAAATCTATGTAGTTTGTAGATAGCGTTTGCTTCTGTGGAAGCGGCGTGCTATTTAAACTACCTCCTGGTGTAATTGCCATTTTTTGTAATTTTTTAAATTAATATTTATTTTGTTTTTTTGAATGTAAACTTAGAATAACCACCATCGTCATCTAATGCTCTAAACTTCATTCCTCCAGCCTCGACATTTTCGCCGTGCGATTGTCTAGGATCCATACTCACATTTTTAGCGTTTGCAACGCTATCTCTTAGTGCGTCTGCTTTTCCTTGCTCGTAGAAATGATTAGCTATAGAGTCCGCGTTCATTGCTGTGTATAGAGACTTGTGATAACCCTCTGCGTCTGACATTTCGTTATTTTCGTTCAGAAACTTTCCTACAAAATTATTAATATCAGTTTGAGAATTTTTAATCTCTTCAGCGTTGTTTACGTTGTACCTATATACCTTGTCACCAACTTTGTATTCAAATCCTTTAAACTCGTCATTAAAAACATTATTAGTTTTATCCAAAAATATTTCGGTCATCTTTTGTCCTGTAGCTGATTCCTCGTTGTATTTGTTGAAGAATTCAATAGCGTTCTGCTGATCTTCTGTTAATCTACTTCCAGCTTTTAAATCTTCATAGTATTTAGACTTTAACCCGTCTAAGTGGTTCCTTGCCTGAGCAACTTGCTCCTTCAAGGCTAATTTTTTTCTTTTTATGTCTAACTCTTCTTCAGTGTCTTCGTCGTATAAAAACTTGTCCTGTATAACAAAGTCAACTTCTTCGTTTGTTAAGTGTGGCTTTGTTGTTTTATAGTATTCTCTAAGAAGAGTATCGTTATCTAAATCAGAGTAATCTGTATTAAGTTTAACGTAGTCATTAATATCTCCACCAGTGTCATTCATGAAGCTCATTAACTTTTGAACGTTTTCTGGTAAAACAACCTTAGGAGGTTCTGGAACTTTTTTAACTTCCTTTTTTTCTTTTGTAACTTCTTCTAACAACGGCGTCTCTACAGGTTTTTCAACTTTAGGTTCTTCAACTTGTTTTATTTCTTCTACAGGTTTGTCTAAGTTTACTTTTGTTACCTCTTCTGCTTTTGCTGCTAGATCTTTTAAATCTACTTTAGTAGTATTGTTTTCTGGTTGTTTAGAAAACTTTTTTGGTTTAGATTTTTTAACCTTTAATTTTTCAACAGTATTGTCTACTTTAGGTTCTTCGGCTACTGCCGGTTTTTGTTTTTCTTCTTTCATAATAAAATATAATAATAATTAATAAATGTTACATATTGTTCATCATCGATTGAACTCTATCTTGATCAAACGGTGACTGTTCTTCTTGTTCAAAGTTCTTAGCAGGAGCTTTATCTTGTCTTTGCTCTATCATTTTTGATTGCTGCGTAGCTTGAATCTTTGTTCTTTTATCTTTTCTGTCTTCTTTTTCAACGTCTGCGTTGTTCATTCTTGAGATTTCCGCTTGTTTTAATCTCATGTCGTTTTCAAACTCTAACTGTAAAAGTTCTTTTTTAATTTGAGCTTCTTGCATCATTTTACTAGACTCTAAGTTAGCTTTAAATTCTTCAATTTGAATTACGCTTTGTGTTTTAGTTTGTTCTTTTTGCATTTCCATTTGAGCAGCAGCTTGTTGTTGCTGAATGTTAGCTTGGGCTTGAGACTGTTGGAGTTGCATTTGTTTAACTTGATCTTTCTCCATTTTAATCTTTCTTCTAACTTTTAAAAGTTGATTAGCTAACTTTACATTTTTAACCTCTCTAAGATCTATCGCGTCTTCAAGTTCTATTGTTTGTTGTGCTAAAGCTACTTGTATATTATTTTCAAGCATAGCTTTTTGTTCTTCGTCTGGAGAAAGTTCTATAAATATTCCAAAGTCATATAAGTGTAATTGAGACATTTCTTCAAGTGTAGAAACGTTGTGAGCACCTAAGGCTTGTATAAACGCGTTTCTAGTAGGAGAATACTCTATAATATCAGATATTCTAAGTGATAAAGCCTCTGCGGTTTCAGATGTTAAAAATAAACCAGCTTGTAATATATGTCTTGTCGCTGTGTTAGAGTTTGCTGCCGCTAGCTTTTGAACACCAACTAATGAGTATTTTTCAGGCTTAGAACCATCTGACGCCTCGTTTAGCCCGGTTACATCTCTTATCATTTGTAGATAATAGTTGTATGTCTGTATTAGACTTTGTAGTTTTTGGCCACCACTACCGCTAGATATTTCTTGAATAGGTATTTTACCAGGATTCATATCGCCTTCTGAAGTAAAACTTCTACCGATTACACTACCCGTTTGGAAGAACATGTTTAACGCTTCTTGTGGATTATAATTTGTACCATTACCTAAGTCAATCTCAGCTAACCCATCGGCATCTAAATAAACACCATCAGGAACCATTTTAGATAAAACTTGTTGTAACTTTAAGTGTGTAAGTTGAATCATGTCAGCGAAACCAGTTATTCTACTAACTAGCGATTCGATTTTACCGTTATACATTCTCGGCGCAACTATAGCGTAATTCATTTTAACTTTAGTATAATCACTTTTTGGCCTCATCATGTTTTTAGCCATTTCCCATTTCAAAAGTTTATCAGTACCAACTATCATAGCTCCGTCAAATAAAACTTCTATACATTTATTTAGTTTACCAAAGTCTCCTTTTTTGTCTTCAGGTGGGTTAAAGTTATCGTCTTTTTTAATAGCTTTAGTTCCTCCTGTTTTTGTTTCTTTCATTTTATAAACCTGATTCATATAGGTTTTATAATTAAAGTAGAGAACTTGAACCTTGTTATTATCTTCGTCACCAGTTTGTATATTGTTCATATATCTATTTCTAGTGCTTTTTCCTTGTGATATTTCTTTTAACTCAACGTCAGTAAGTAGTGGAAATTGTTTTTTCAATTCATTGATAGGTATGCTTTTAACCTCTCCAACGTAATATATATCTTCAAAATACGGAGACTCTGTGTAAGAGTAAACCAAATTAGCTGGATCAACATAGTCTATAGTAACACCTTGAGAAGTATTAAAAGATGTTTTTACCGCTCCAATACCTAAGACAGTTAAATCGTAATTAACCCTCTTTTTTGTTAACTCATACCTATTACCTTCCATCAACATGTTGATTGCTTGTTCCTCTGCTATTTCAACACCTTGTTTATACGTTAATTGCATGTATAGATCTAGTTCTTCTTTCGTCCTTGGTAAGTCTGGCCCTTCGTTTTCATTAAGATTAATTCCAATACTTTTCGCTAATTCATTTAGTTCTACCGTTTGTAAATCTCCCATTAAAGACTCCATATACGCAGAGCGCTTACTCACTCCATACTGGTCTTGCGCGTAAGCTTTCACACTGTACATTCTCTCTGAGATGCCATTAACAACAATATCTACGAACTTAGATATAATAGGCACTGGTTTCCAATCTAAGTTTAAGTAGCTTAAGTCACCGTTTATAGATAATTCATTTTTATACTTTTGTATAGATTGTTCTCCTCTAGCATATAGTCTTAAAGTGTGGTAATTATTTTTATTGTTAGCATATCTATTGCTACCATGATAACCATGACTATTTGAAAACCATTCGTTTTCAATTGCTTTACCAACTTTCAAGCCATATTCTAAACTTCTTTTCTCAGAATCTTTAGCAACTTGACTTGGAAAAATATTTTTAATAACTCCAGCCATATTTAATTTTTGATTATTCTTGAAACATCACCTCTATTTGAGTACTTAGCAATGTTTATGTTTAATTTTGGTTTTTCAATTTTCGCGTTAGGTCTATACAAATGCCTATTGCAAGCCATTATGGCTAGTCCGGAACTAATAGTAGCATCGAACTTTGTTCTTTTTGTTATGTCAAATCTAGCCCAGTCATTTAGCGTTCTATTAAAGTACATAGCACCATAATTACCATCGCCTAAATGACCAACGTGACTCTGTACATACATTTCAATAGCAGCAGCGTGAGCCTGCTTGATGTCTTCACTTGAGTTTGGTATCCCACCTATTTCTTTTTCAGCTACAGAAAGTTTGTTCCATAACTTGTCCGGTCTGTTCATAGAGTAACCTCTATAACCTCTTCTTCTAAAGTGATACAAAAGTCTAGGTTTGTTGTTCTCACACAATAAAGGCATACCATAAAACACACATGCCATCAATACATCTTCAAAGAATATCTCCGCTGTTTGTGGTCTTGCTACATATTCTAAAAAGAACTGATTTGGAGGGGCGTCTTCCATTGAAAACTTAGTTAAACCGTGTAATGCTCCGTTTGATCCTCTTCCGTCTACTGTTCCTGATATGTCGTAACTATCGCACCCAAAGGCTCCCATGTGTTCATTTGCTGGGTATTTTATCCCTTTCTTTTCTATACTCTTGTTTTGTAAATGTTGAGGTGGCGTCCAACTTATTTTAAACCTACCTTTTGGATCTGGATAAAATATAACTTGCGTGTCTTTCACTCCATTAACCCATTGGAAATTTCCAGTGCTTATATTCGCAACGCTACCTACTCCTTCGTTGTAATCTATTTGCTCGTAAAGTTTAACTAGATTAAATATACTGTTTTTAGCCTCATCCCTAAACGCGTGCTCTGTTGTTCTTGGAAACTGTCTATAAAACTCGTTTAAGCCATCGTGATCAGATTTTAACCCTTCAACTTCGTTTTCCCAGTGTTCTATTATACCGTAATCTATTAATTCACCATCTGGTCCGAGTACATCATTATCTGGACTATTAAAAACTGGATATCCGTATTCGTCAATAAATCCTTCGTAGTTCCATTCCATTGGGATAAACAAAGAATATAAACCAGATTTTGTTTGTCCATTACGATTTCTTGAGGTAACATCTGAAGCATTGTATAGTTTTTTAAAGTTGTCTCCTCCTTTGTCAAGGGCGTTAGAAGTTGAGCCCATCATACATTTTCCTACTATTCTACTACCTAATCTTAAACAGGTTTTTGTAACCCTCCAGTTGTTTAATATATTGTCTGGTCTTTCCCATTTACCGCTTTCATCGTGCACTAATAAGTTTAATTTTTCACCATCATAACTGTTGTCTCCTGTGTTTTTCCAGTCTATAGTCGTATCTAGTCCTTTAATATCTTCGAGCTGCTCATTCGACGTGATCTTCTTTCTTGTAAACTTACTAGCAGGTACTCTGTAAGCAAGTTCGGATTTTGGCCGATCCATACCATCTTGGATAGGTTTAAAAAAGAACGGATAATTAATCGATATAGGAACAACTTTATCTGTAAACATTTTTTTCGCATCTGCACCAGTTTTTGACAATATACCATATCTACTATCACTTGATATAGTGGCTAAATTAACTGTTTCCGCCGACGACATGAAAGAAAATCCTGATCTACGGTTTTTAAGATAGCACATACCATAGCATCTTTTGTCTGCTTTACAGGCCTCCCAAAATATAAAGAATAATCTATTTGCCTCTCTATAATCTGGAGCTCCAACATCAATTTTACTCCATTGTAAATACATATAGTGCGTACCGGTTATCCAGGTTGGTTTACCATTATTCATAAACCAGAAACCCTCCTCTCGTCGTTTAAATTCTTCGTCTATGTAATCGTACCATTTTTCTTTATTGTTTTCCGGATAACCCCTCCAATCGAATATGTTTTTGATCCTCTGGAGCTCTTTAGGATATTCCTGCTTAACCCATTTATTCTTTGGATGCGTATATACTTCTTTAGGTGGTTTCGGTAGCGCTATAATTAAATTTTGTATCTCTATAATTTCACCTATAACTCCATTGTGTGATAACACAATTAAGTCGTGTTCTTTATTGTATCCGTACTTCCATTTCTTGCCTCGATTCATTCTAGTGATCGTGGTTTTTTTAATGGGCTCTACGGTCTTAACTAAACTTTGCTTGTACATTACTTAGATCTACCTTCTGCGAATCCTTTAAAGACTTTTTTCTTTCCCTCTTCAGGTGCTTTGCCCTCAAGCAGGTTTTCTTCTTCTTGGATTCTTGTGAGTATTTCAAATGCGTCAAATATAGCTAGTTTTTTAGTAGCTGCGGCATTTTTTAACCTATCAGCTGATATATCGTCGTCTGAATCTACAATAGGTTCTTTAGCGACTTTAATCAACTCCTCCACTGCTCTCTGCCCAGCTTGGATTATATTCTTCTTCGTTTCCTTGATATTCATATTTAATTGTAATAAATTGTGTCATAACTCTATATAGTCTCTTTCCATCTACTACAAACTCGTATGTTGAAAAAGGTGTAAAACCTACTAAATCTTCTTTTTCATACGTTCCGTCTGTGTATTTTATTATGCCTATACAAGATTCTTCCTTGTCTACTCTTAGTGAGTTTCTTTCTTTTATAGGTTGTACAAAACAGTATCCTTTCGGAGCTTTCCAACTTCCATCTCTTTTATATAAAAACACTTGGTCTTCTTTCACAAGATAGGTGTTTTCGTTAAAGTAGCTTCTACTGTTCTTTTCGTTACCTCTAACATCATGCCAGCGTCTAAACACGTTGTGGTGCGTGACGATGGTGTCTCCAGGTTTTATCTCTGTTTCAAAAGCCGTAGGAATGGATCTAACAATAGCCTCTCTATTTACAAATTGATGATTAAATATCTCGGTGTTCAATATAAGATCTTTATCTCCAATTTTTGTGGTATTGTTATATCTATTTCCTTTTGGCTCTATAACAAAGTCAAAAGGCGCTTTCATTAGTATTCTAAATTATACTCTATTGATATTGCCATGTTCTTGTTGAAGTCTTTCCAAGGCAACACGTCTTTTTTCTTTTTAATATAAACAGAATACTTATCTTTTTCTTCTATTATATCAGATATCGTGTGTCCACCGTAAACTTCTTGACCAACAGCATAATGCATGGCATCGTTTTTGTAGTCTTTTCCTATTGTAATCTTCCTAATTAACCTCATCGTAATTTATCGTACCGTCTAAAATATTTACATCAGCAGTTCCGTATTCTTTTTCGAGCTCAGTTTTTATAAAAGTTAGTTCATCGTTTTTTCCAGCAACGTGATGCAGTAGATTATGTATGTTTGTTTGGAATATACCAATTTGCATTTGTGCTTTGTTTATTTCGTTTACAACGCTTTGTAATTTATCTAGGTGATCTAGATTGATTTTTTGAGGCTTTTTAGCCTTTTTTGTTTTTGCCATTTTATTTAATTTAATTGTTATTATATGTCTCGTATAGTTTTTAAATGAGTCATTAAGTTTTCTCTATCTGAATCACTTAATACGTCGTTAATAAATACCACTTCTCTCATTTGTCCTCCCCACTGATTACCTCTTAGTCCCAAGTTTTTTATTCCCGCAAAAGTATCAGTATCGGTAGCTGTTGTTGGGTTAGCGTAATCAGTGTCTTGATAAATTTTTATAGTAGTTCCATCCCATTCTATCCCAAGAACAAACCAAGTGTTTTGTGTTATTTCATCGCCAGGAAGCGCCATGTTGTTCGATGTTACGTTTCCTATTTTAATTCTTGCCGTCGTAGAATTATTAAGTCTAATGAAGTCGTTATTACCAGAGTTCATAATCTCTTCGTTCGCTGCGGTTGCAACGGTTAATCTTAAAACTAAATAAGCAGAAAAACTTCCAGGGTCCCAAGTGCCATCGAGTTCCATTCTACCGCCAGAAGTACCTGCTATAAAATCTAAATCCCCATTGTTCTTCCAAACTTTTCCAGCGTCTAAAGTGAAAGTTTCACTACCATAACTATCACCCCACGTCTCTACATCATCACCTGAACTTAACGTTATCCCTGTGTTGTATTTAAACCAATGAGCTAAATCACTTAAATCAGTAACTGCCCATGGTGTTTCTCCTGAGGCCGCTCCTCCTGTAATTGCATTTCCTAATCCTAACATGTTATAAACCTGTAAATGATGAATTTCCTTGAAGATCTAAGTCAGCGCTTGCGCCTGCTCCAGAAAATTCTTGTGCGTCTTGACAGGGCCAATAAAGGCCCAAATTAGCTGCCTGAGCATGTGTTCTAACGTCAAAAAATTCCCCTGTGTTATATAGTTCTCTTACTTCAGTGCCGCTGAGCGCGGCGTTAAAATACGCTATATCTCTATATCCCGTTTTAACGTGATCTTGGCTTAAGAAAGATTTTCCTATCCAAAACTCATCTACATTTTCTTCTGCAAAGTCTAATGTTCCGGTGTCCACGTCTACAGACGATCCTAAAGCCGCGCCGTTCCAATAAATAGTCCAATCTCCAGAAGATCTAACAAAGCATAAATGGACAAAATCGTCACCGTTTACGTTTCCTTTGTTTTCACTATGCCACCAACCACTAGCTATACCACTACCTGTTAAAGAAGATCCTACTCCAGTAATACTATTGTTAGTAGAGTGTATAAACGCTTCGTCCATTTCCTTATTACCACTAGCGTCGATAGCTTGCACTACCAGTCTGTTTTTATCGGTACCAGTGTTTGTGTCCATGTGGTAATATATTCTAAGTCTGTCTTTTTCTGTAGAAGTATTACCAAAAACAGGAAACCAAACGCTGTTTGCTGTACCACCACCAGTTGTGACGTGCTGGTTAGATCCTACGTTTCCCATAACCCACAAAGGTTTTACCCAGAAAGACACTGTTATAGTGTCCGCTACATCATCATCGCCTGAGTCAGATATTCTATTTATAAAATTACTAAAACTTTGAACCCTAGCATAATCACCGGTAGCACCTGGTAAGTATAAGTATTTAGTAGCGGACCACTGAAGATCACCACTAGCAATACTAGGAGCGCTTAAATTAGACCCCAATCCTAGCATTATATACCGTAATAAAGAATTATACCGCTAGCAGTAACAGATGTATTTTGTATAGAAACTTCTGTCCATCTACCGTATATAGTAACTCCTTTTGGAAATTTAACAGTCGCTGCAACAGCAACACTTGTCACAGAGTTGTAACCTCCAGCCTCACCATCACCACCATTAGCAGTTACTTGAGTTCCAGTTCCAAAATACGCCGTGTCATCTGGTCCATTATCAACAGTAGCAGACCCAGTATTGTGACTAGTGTCAGCAACTAACTTGTCTAAATACGTGTCGTCTAGAAACGTTATTGCTACTATTACTTTTCCTTTTGGAGCGAAAACATCAGTACCGTGAGCAACTACGTGCCCACTACCCATTTGGCCAAAGCCGTAGTCTACTACATCACTTTTTGATCCCATAATTTTATTTTTTTACTTTTTCTAGTGATCTGCCGCCAAAATAAGCACCGATCACCGTTATTAATACTAATTGTAATAAGTCTACCCACGAAGCCTTAACTTCAAAAGCAATAACACCAGCATCGATAAAAACTAACAATACTGTTGATACTACTAGAAATATTAAAACTAGTGGTCTT